TCCTTGTTCCATTAATTCTTTGAACTTTTCATAAAAATCTGCGACTGTCATTGTCTTATTCCTCCTAAAAATAAATTAATCCATACCCTCATACAAACTTTTGCTGACCGAAATATCCTCAATATTTGTTTCGTGTATTGCTGTTGCTATCTTCAATTTTGTTTCTCTGCACGGCATATATCCATATTTGATATATCGTATCATTCGCTCAAATGTTGACATTGGAAACAGTATTTTGTCATCGACTACCAATCGTTTTGTATGTAGGTGTTCAAAAAACTTATCGTCGTACATTACTTTATATTCAATATGTTTTCCGTCGTCCTCCGTTACTTCTTCTTTGAAATATGCAAACTTTGATATAGTAAAATCAAAATTTTCTAACATCGACTTTGCGTCATTGAAATTTTTACGACATAACTCCAATACCAACCCACTGTCTATATGCTTATATGCCTTGACATTGTCGTTTTCGTAGTAAAAATTATATTGCACTGTCAATGCGTTATCGCCTGTATATCCTTCTGTCTGACTGTCGAAGTATTCCACGGCGCAATAAAATTCTTCCTCGTCATCAAAAAATATATCTATGTCCTTTATCTTTTCACCGTTGAAAATGTTTTTAAAACAGCCGCCTGCTATGTATCCTTTATGTCCCATCATAAACTTGTCCAAAAAATTCAACATATGAAAATTTTCTCTGTCTTGTTTAATTATCATCGTTTTCCTCCAATTCAATCACCTTAAATATCTCACTTTGCTGTTTAGCACCGTCATTTTTATCAATAATACCCTGTTTTATTGCAGTGTACAAATCAGCCAATCGTGCTATGATGAAACACTCACCGCAATTAAATTCACCGCTGTTATACATATCATCGTAGCACTCTGCAAATTTTCTACCATCTGCAATACATATATCCGACAATTCGTTTGCTTTAGCTTTCAACCTATTTCTTGTAGCTTTATCAATCATTATTCAGCACTTCCTCAATGAACTTTTTAAATCCGTCAAATTCAGACGGTCTAAGGACTGTGACCGCCCCGCCGGAAGTTAATATTTTATCTAAATGACTGCGTTGCAACGGTGCCAACTTACCGTGTTCAGCTTTAATTTCAACACCGACAAATCTACCATTCGCACATACAAGCAAATCGGGAACGCCCGCTCTTGTACCTCCGCAACCATAATATTTAACCACATAACAGCCTTTACTTCTAAGCCATTGCTTAACTCGGTTTTCAAAATTCTTTTCCTCTGCCATCAGCCAAATTCCTTTCTGAATAATTCGTCTGTATAATCTTTTCGCATTAACAGACACTCATATATCTTTTCTTCCACGCTCTTATGGCACATCATTATGTGATAATAGCATTGTTTTTCTTGACCGATACGGCATATCCTCGCTTTTGATTGCTCAAACAGTTCCGAACGTTCCGGCAGAGAAAAATATATAATTCTGTTCGCCTTTTGCAAATTTAATCCCATAGCTCCGGCTTGATATTGTATCAACGTAACTGAATTATCGTTATTTTCGTATTCCTTTAGGTCCTTAACTTGTCCGTTTACTATGCTTATCGGTCTATCAAACAGCACTTTTCTTAATGCTTCAAGTTCGGTATTGAAATTATAGAATATAATAACCCTGTCAGATGTAGAATTAACTAAATCAATTAATCGCGATATTTTGTCCTTACTGTATGCACTGCATAACATTCTTGCATACAGTCTTTTTGACAATGTACTGTCGCCTGTCAATTCCTTATCATCTATCTTAATTACTCGGTCTTTCATAAACTTTTTGTAGTCTGATGAAACGGTTGAATATTCCTTGATAAACTTCTTTTCCGGTAACTTAATAACTTCTTCCGCCTTAGCGAATACCGCTCCGTATTCCTTTAGTTTTGCCTTTAATTCGCTTACATTCTTGTATCCTGTAACTACTCTGAACATTGGACCGCCGTAACTTCGCAATTCCGTTTTTATGTATCGGTTATAATATGCCGTTTTGGTAATCTTCCAACCTAACAAGCGTAATTGCGAATACAGGAACTCATACTTGCCGTCTGTCGGTGTACCGGATAACAATATTGTGTGTGACGGTTTCAACGATAATATGAATTTCGTACGTTTTGCAGTTTCATTTTTTATCATTGAACTTTCATCTAACATCATCGTAAAATTCGTTAATCGTTTTAATTCTTCACGTCTGTATGCAAGCTCATAATTTATAATACCGATACATTTGTATATCGGATATATCATAAATGCCTGCATATCCTTTTTATTCGTCAAATCAAATACTGCATAATCCGTATAATGCTCTTTGAAATGCTCGCACCAGTCTTTGATTTTAGACTTCTGACACACAATTATATTCACACGTTCGCCGTATAATCGTAATCGTTCACTGCCTATAAACGTCTTACCTAATCCCATATCATAGTAAAATGCCGAATTATCTTTATCACTTGTCAATGCAAGTGCTTTTTCTTGATAATCAAATAATTTCATTGTTTAACTCCTTATATATGCGTCCCCACGCCCCCAAACAGTATTTTTAAAATTGGGGGCTACCGAATACGATACCTATGCGATTTATCGGTATATGTCCCCAATGTCCACACATTTTTTATTACTCTATATAGGACAATATTTTTTTGATTTTTAATAATTAATCAAATAAATATTACTATATATACATTATAGTTTTGTTGAGGACGTTGGGGACTTGGGGACACTTTTTTATATTAAAACGGTAAATCTTCATCATTTTCAATGTTCTCGTAGTCGTCTATATCATCTACATAGATACAGATACAATGTGCTTTTGCGCCATTAATTCGCTTGGATATATCACGTCTGCCGTTTTCGTGACGTGCAATTTTATGGTTACGAATCATCCATGAAAGTGTTGACTGCGGATTAAATCCACCGTCAGTAATTATCGAATTAAACCGATTTTTCAATATGTATATATTGCCGTCCTGCTCTATCCCCCAACACTCATTGCCGTTTGATGTGAAATTGCTATGATTTGCAATAATTTCTTCTCGCAAGTAATCATACGCACGTCTGTTGACGTTCAACATATCCTTTGTTTGTAGATACGGTTTAATATCATCTATACTGATTCGTACACCGTCATTAAATATCCAACGTTCAGACAGTTCGTCAGCGGTTAATAATGCCGCCGCTGACGCAATTTGTTTGTCCGTTGCCTCTGTATTATCTTCCAACAGTTTAATATACTTTTCGTGCAATGCTCGTGCTTCAGCGATATTTCCGGTTAAATTATCAATAAATTCTTTACCGGCATGACCGTAATTCGCTTGTATCGTTCTGCAAAATTCTCTCGGATTTTTGAAAAACTTACCGCCGTTACATTCGATTTCAATAACACGGTTGACTGCACCGCCACCCGATGACATTGATGTTATCGGGCGTTCGCCTGTGGTTATAATACAATTTCGCCACGTCTTAATATTTTGTATACCACCGTCTTTTTTACCGCGTAAACGTCCTGTACCCTCGCACAGACGATATATTATATCATCAAAATCCGAACGTTTATTCAGTATCTGCAATTCGTCCATACATAACGGCAGTGAATTTAAACACGCCGCATATAATTCATTACCTACATCAGTAGAATTGAATGTATAGGCATATTTACCAATAACCGGCTCAGCCCATACAGACACTGCCGCAAGTAGCGCAACCGATTTACCCGTTTCTGTATCGCCCCATAGGTGAACGAAGAACGGCAACGCTCCGAGCGGTTTTAACAGTACACTCGCAAAACTCGCCGCCATTACCATGCGAACAACTATATTACCGTTTTTGCGGTAATCTCTGATTGTTTTAAGCCATTTTTCATAACTGCCGACCTCTCTTACCGAATTAAATAACTGTCTGAAACTGTCCTGTCCCTCAAACTCCAAATCTGATATATACGGTGCAAATTCTTTAAATCCTCTGCCTACCCAACCCATATGGTCACACGATTTCTTTTCGATTATTTTGTCATAATTTATGCTTTCAAAATCGCTTAAAAACTGTACGAGTGCCTTTGCATTTTCTGATGTTACGCCGACACCGTATTCAGCTAATTTTACGATTTTATTCGCACTTGCAAGGTCAGAACGTGGGACGATTTTAGTTTTGTAATTTCGTCCCGGTCTACCGTAAACAAGTTGCACACTTTCAACATCAGTATCTACATTTGAATATCTTGTTATCATAAATATCGGGTGTGGACACGCCGTCACTTTTTCGCTGAACTGTCCTTTAAACCTATACACTCCGTCATCAGTTGCTATCCATTCGCCTGTGTCCCACATTATTGCAGTGCCACTGAACTCCATTACGTTGCCGTAAACAATGCTTTGACCCTTTTGCGCTCTGACGTAGTTTGAAAATTGTGTTCGGAAATTAGATACTTTTAATTTCTTTGCCTTTTCCGCCATTTGTGCCACAAGCTGACCTTTGATGAACTCGTTGCCGTCAGCTTGGTCTATTATCCATTGAAACGGTTTTGATGATATTAAAAAATCGTCCTTACTGAAATCGGGTATCGTTATTCTGTTTTCATTCTCCATAGCACCCATTCCTTAACCTATATTAAAACGGCAAATCTTCTTCCGATACGTCCTCATCATCAAATCCGCTTGTATCAAATCCCGATGTACTTCCATCAAGTAGTTTATCCTGTGGAATTTCGGACATTTCCAATCCTTTGATACTTCTTACCGCTCTTGCCTTAGTCGCCCATTTTTTTTGACCGTTCATCAGGTATTGTTCACGTCCAAACAATACACCTATTTTCTTACCCTTAAGCGTTTTTTCGTCCCAATTCCATTCATAGCCCTCATTACTTTCTTCAATACAAGTAATCATACCTTTGAAAAACGGTAATTGTTTACCCTCGTATCCTTGTCTGAAAAGTCCTCCGTTGTTCCACTTTGCCTCCGTCCCCTTTTCTTTAATAGTTTTTGAAAATTGGTCGCTATAAAAATCCTTGTATTCACCCTCTGCAATATCAAGTTGCAATACCAATTGTTTCTTACCGGTTTTGGCTTTAACCTCTTGATTTCGCAGATATATTTACCTGCCGGCAATGCTCTGCTCTCACCTGTGTATGCTTGCGCCTCGTCATATCCTTGTATCTTATTCATTATTCTTATCCTCCTCATTCAGTCCGTAATATTCTCTTATTCTTTCGTCAACTGCTTTCAAATCGTTATCAATCTCTAAATCAAACATATCCATAGGCGACTTACACGTTGTATGTCCGTCTGATTGCGTTATGAAACTATGACTTTGACCGTCAGCTTGACATAGTAAAACGATTGAAAACAGTCCCTCAACTGTCAACTGATTGTCCAACATTTTGCCGATTGTTTTCGCTTTAATTTTACCGTTTTCGGTCTGCTCGCAATGGTGCAAAAAATATACGATTGTATCATCAGGCAATCCCTCAATAATAAATGTAATCATCTTTTGAAAACGTACCGCCATATCGGTAAACTTCGCATAGCCTGTTTCTTTTGCACGATTAAACGAATCGAACGCCAACAAATATTGACTGTCGTCTATAACGTATCGCTTGTACTGCTTTTTACTTAATTCTTTGGCAATAACGTTGTATGTAGCCTTTTTTATTGAATTTAACTTCTTACGGAACGGCAACGGCTTACTTGCCACATTGAATATTAACAAATCATCTGCTTCAAAATTTCTCATACTTGCGCTTTTTCCGCTACCGCTTTCACCCATAATTAAAACAGGTATTCCCATATATATCACTCCTTATTTTATACTCATATTGTTTCTCTCTACCAACTCTGCGTGTGGAATATCAAAACCACCCTGCAACATTCCCTTGATGACCGTTTTGTTTGGCTCAGGTTGCTTATATGTCAACAGGTCGTTGTTGTTCTTCATTGCATAATCAATAAATTCATCATCAACTTCTACCGCCGTTGATTTTCTGTAACTTATAGCAACTTTTGATGTACTGAACTTGTTACCGTTCAATGTTCTATTTACGAAATTCTTCAAACTTTCAGCTTTGTTTTCCAACGACTTACGGCGCTCCGCAAGCGCTTTTTCTTCTTCTCGGATAGCTTTGCTTTCAGCTATTAAATTCTTGTGCCATAGTGCCGCATTTTCGATTTTTTCTTCCTTTTGCATTTGTAGTTCTTCAAATGCTTCAAAGTCCTTTATTTCGCCCGTTTCTTCGTCAATTAAAGAAAAC